GCCCTTTGTCCTCTCTTGAAGAGGCTCGTGACATGTTTTTACTCACTGAGCCAAAATCCCGGGGAGGTTCACCTGGCTATCGAGCCAAGGCGTCTGGCCTGACAACTAAAGCCGAAGCTTACAATGACCCTGTGGAATTTGCTCGCTGTTTGGCATATGACCAATCGCTTAGTACCAATGAGCCAATTGATGCTATTTGGGAATTTAATCTTAAAGACGAAATTTTGAAGCGCGCGAAAATAGACAATCGTGAGACGCGCCTTTATAAAGTTGCTCCTGATGAGCACCATCTTTCATGTTACAAACTGTTCGCTCCTTTTTCTAAGGCTATTGCTGAACAGGATCACGATCATTTTTTCACCGTTGGCATGCCATTTGAGTATGGCGGCTGGAACCAGATTATGAATGTGCGGCGTCTTCCCTATTCCTACAATCTTTGTAGTGATGCTAAGGGTTATGACATCTCGATTTGTAATTTTTTGTTTGCTTATGCATGCTATGTCATGCAGCAGCTTGTTCCGGGCCACGATCTGGAGATTTGGAATTTATTTTGTGCTGCTGTTCACACTTTGGTTGTGACTGGCGGTGGAGATCTTCTTTATACACACACTGGTAACCCGAGTGGGTGGTATTTGACACTACTTATTAACACTATTATTCAGATGATTCTGTTTGGTGTTTCGTGGATCCGTGCCTGTTTGTCTATTGATGTTGCTCCTACTTATTCCAATTTCATGGATCATGTGCGTGCTAACCTTCTTGGTGACGACTCTGTCGTCTCTATTCGTGAAGATTGTTTGTACTTTTTCAATAAAGATGTTATTGCTGAGATTTGGCTATATTTTGGGATTTTCCTGAAAACTCAGGAAGTCCATTATCGTTTGGTTGATTGCGAATATTGCGGTGCCACTTCTATTGATGTTGGAGGCACGCTTGTTCGCCGCCCGCGCGTTGATAAATTTCTTTGCGCTCTAAAATACACGAAAGACCAATCTCCTCTTTATCGGTTTCAACGAGCTTGTGCTATACGCACTCTCCTTTGGCCTGTCCCTGAAGCATGTGCGTTGTTAACAGAGTGGTGCTATCGTCTTGCACACCTGTATCCTCACGACATTCGTTCAATCGACGTCGCTTCTAGTATGAA